CGGGAATCTTCGGGTCTGTGAACTTGTTTAAAAAGTCTATTGCCTTCATTTGTCAACGCTTCTTTCGTAAATGTAATCAACGTCAATCTCTGTGCAGTAATTCTCTGCCGCCCAATCTTCGCCAACTATTGTAGCAATCTCGTCAAGTGCGTTCTCATTGCCTTGCACCTTTTCCAAGAACTCAATAGGATTTTCAGGACAGTATGCGTCTAATAGAATTAAATCGGGCATTCCGTTCGGTTCGTAATGAACTGTTACCTTCAGCCCTTGCCATGTTATGTCTGTTTCTTTTTCCATGTTGTTTAGTTGTTTTGATTATGACACCAAAATAACGGCATAGTTTTGACTTATGCAAATTTTGACCAAGAAAAAGTGGAAATAATTAACCTTTTGTGTTCAGACTATCGTAAACGACCTTCGATAATTCGGAAGTTGTCAACCTCGTAACTGCCATCGGCAGGGTCGACAGACACGTATGCAAATCCATGATTCCATTTGTTTATCGGCATATACTGTGGGTGCATTTCGCACAAGCAACCCGTTGACCATGTAGTTACAATCTTGCCTTCTAAGTTGTTTTCCGTGTGTTCGCTTGTTTGGTGGTTGTGTCCACAGATAACCGAAGCCTTAGCCCGCATGTAGTACCCTCTAGCTGGGTTAACAGGACTGAAAACAGAACGCCCGAACTCGTGACCGTGTAGAATGTTCAAGTGTCCAGCTTTGATAATTCGTTTGTCCTGTATTAACTCACAACCGTATTGACCGAACTTTAGCAAAGTGTCTAAAGTAAATTCAGACGTTCCAAGTAGTTCAGGTGCTTTGGTTCGCAAGTAAGCCTCATACCTTTCCTCATGGTTTCCAAGTTTAAAGTAGATAGGGCATTGCAACTCACGCTGAATGATTTCCAATAGTTGCCGACACGCTTCTAGTTCTTCGCTGAACTTTTTTTACGCGGGTCTTTTTCATAACGCGACAACGCATAGCAATCCAGCGTGTCACCGTTCAACACAACCGCGTTAACGTTCTTTTCCTTGCCGTAATTGATGGCAATGGTCAACGCTTCAATGTTGTGATAAGGTACGTGAATATCCGACAAAAGAAGTATTCGAGTTGCGCCTTTTGGTAGTACATACGCATCCCACTCATCTTCATCCGTGTCAGGTAATCCGAACGGGTTACCAATTCCTAATGCTTTAGCGTGTTGTGCTTTTTCTGTTAAAAGGTCAGAGCCTTCACGATGTTTTCTATCTTGGCTACCACGCTGACCCCTATAATACCGTATAATGCTACGGACATTTTCAACGTCTTTAAATACCTTGACGTTCTTCTTGTAAATAAGTTCTGCAAGTGATTTGCTAGGTAGCTCTTTTGTCAATCCATCGTTCAAGTATTCTAGAACGATTTGACCTTTAACTGTTCTGCTCATGGTTTCGGTTTAGTTAGCCTATTGGTGTTCTAGCTTTATGCGCTCCCAATACTTAGGCGCAACGCGGTTGATTTCGCTTTCCATGTACTTATCGTAAATGGCTTTCAGTTCTTCATCATCGCTGTTTGACTGAATGTTTCTATTTACGACTAGAATAGCGTTAACCAATTCTTGAACCGTTTCACTGTCACGGTAAGCATCGTAATCAAATTCGCGTGTAATGTTCATTATGTTAAGTTAGTAGTTTAAGTCAATTCAGATAATGAATAAATTCGTTTAAATCCTACTTGATACCTTCTATTATGAGGAGCATCAAACAAAAAGCAACATATACCAGCATTATTCAATTCGACAAAGTTTTCATATCTATCGTCAACATATATTTCAATACCGCTTTTCATTGCAACATCCACCTTGCTTTCACCGTGTCCAATTGAATAAACAGGCATTGTAGGAAACCCATTCTTGTCTAACCATTCTTCAGTCCATTCTTTAGGTATTGACCTTGACGTTATGTAACAATGAGGCTCAAAGTGTATGTCTTTAGGGTTTGTTTTTACAGGTATTGATAACCACCAATCTTTATCATTAGATAACGCTTTAAACTTTTCCGATATGTTTCTATCAAAGTTCCATGTTTCAGGCACTTCTTGACCATGAAATTTAGTCCAATGACCAACCCAATCGGCTAAAACCTCGTCAATATCAAGACCTATTTTAGCACGTCTAAGGTAGTTGTGTGGTCTGTCGTCACCTTGTGGGTATATCTTGTAATACTCTGTTAAGAATGCTGCATTACACATTATGTGTGCTGTATGCAACAGTCCTGTTTCAGGGTCAAAATCTTCGCCTCTTTCAAATGCAGCTGTATGCCTTTTTAATGAAGCTATTACTTTACTCCACTTCATGCCAAGTTCCCAATTTCTTTCAGCATATTTCTCAGCGCCTTTAGTTAGTACTTTGGCGTATTCATTTTGCGCAAATTGAGGTGTAAGTTCATGCCTTATTTTTCCGTCATTGAATCTCAATCCTTTATCCTCCATTATGTTAAATTAAATGTTAAACAAGAGTAATTTTTAACGTGTTTTACCTTTGAATAATGTTTCGACCGTAACGAACACCTATATAATGCTGCCCGTTAAAACCGTAATCGGCTGCAATATAACTTCTTTTTATTGAAAACTGCAAACCCAACCCGAATAAAGGCGTGTATCTAGTTTGAAAATCGCTTATTAACCCAGCGTTTGCGTGTATGCCAAGTGCAAAATTTGCACGTACCACTTTCGGAGTGTAATCAATGCGAAGATTCTCTGAAATGTTTTGGTAATTATGCCAACGTAAACGAATATCAGCACCTTCAAACGTTGTTGTTGTGTCGTATTTCTGAACTTCGGTTAACCATGCTTCGACTATTTTAACCGTGTCAATTATAAACAACGTATCTAAACGCCTAATTGTTTCGCGTTGATAGATTGTATCGGTAACGGTTATTACTTTCTTAGAAACAAAACGAACGGTATCAGTTCGCCATCTATCAACGTATTCTGTAACGGGTACGGGTTTATTAATGGTTATTACCTCAGTTGTTCCATCAGTTGTTCCATCATTGCATCCTTTCCAAGCTACAAGAACGCCTAAAAGGAAACAGACCAAGTAAGGAAAGTAGGTTTTGAAAAGGTGTGTTTGTAGGTCGGTCATTTTATACCTTATCGGGTACGAATTTAGTTGATTTGCAAGTAATTATACCGCATCGGGTATAACTTTAAATATCTGAATACTCTTTTTTAGCATCGAAGGACGGGCACGCCTTGCTTGAAACGTCTCTGTGACCAATGATTTCAGCGTTCGGATAACGGTCTTTTAAATCTTCAAGCAAACATCTTAGCGTTTCCTTTTGCCCTTCTGTTCGCGTGTCCTTCGGTTTCATGTCAGAATCAACACCGCCAACATAACAAATTCCAATACTGTTTTTGTTAAAACCTCTAGCGTGTGCGCCTGACCTACTTTCGTGCCGTCCTTTTTCTATTGCACCACTTAAAGTTATAATCCAGTGATAACCAATATCTGACCAACCGTTATCTTCAACGTGCCACTTTCTAATGGTATCTACGCTAACATCTCTACCTTCGGGAGTTGCAGTACAGTGAACTATTATTTTGTTGATATTTCGCATTTACCCGTTCGTAAACAATTCTTTGAGCATTCTATAGGTTTCGTAGCACACCAAACTTTATTCGCCATTACATCTTGCATTTACCATCTCTAAGTTCGCTCCTCATTTCGCTGATTGCTTTCGTGTTTTCGCTTATTACCTCCGCGAATTTCTCAACGTGCCTGTTATTGGCATCTTGCCATTCCTTTCGTTCTTCTCGATGAATATCAGTTAGCTTATTAAGGTAATAAACCAACACAGCCAAGAAAATTCCAGCTATTCCGTAGTTCGCAAGTGATTCAAGTATTACATCCATTTTCAATTCTCATTTTACGTTTCCAATTCTATACACCTATCCAATTCTTCTTGCGTTAATCCTTCACCATCGCCAACATCTAAACACCATTGTTCGTTGTACTCAATAGGGTTTGACCACCAACAGATGGTAGGCGGCTGGCATCCACGTTTGAACGCTTCGAACTTGTTGCGTTCGTCTGCCGCTTCTTTATTTTCGAATGGTAGTAGCATCATAATATGCTTGGTGTGAAGTTGTTATTTATGTTCGCTTCAATGTCTGTTCGTTCAGTTCCTAAATACTGTGAGGAGAAGAACAGGGCGCAAATCTTTCCGTAAAAATTAGTTGTCAAGTTATCTGTTCTACCTGCTATTCCAGTAATGTCTACAAAAGGAATCGTGCTGTAAGTTAATTCAGAAACTCCATTCACATAAATAGCATCGTTCAACATGAAGCTCACCAAATTAGGATCTGTGTTATTGACATCAGTAACAGCGACATCACCAATTTTGAAATAACCTATACCATCAACAGAACCTGTTCCACTAAAAAAGAAAGCAACGTTATCACCACCAGCTATTGTGTGTATCAGTCTTTGACCAAGTAAACTATTCTGACCTATTGCTATACATGTACGAGTTGTTATAGTTGTACTTATTGCGTAACGCTGCCACAAATCTTTTTCTGCACATGGTATTCCATTAAGCGTAATCAACGAGCCTAAAGATATTACCTTAGCTTGTGTAGTGGCATTTGAGTTAGTAGCCGTAAGTCCTGCTGTACTTTGGTCTTTCCAAGTTACCAGATACCCATTATCAGAGCCTATCCAATCACCTAAAGTCGTTGTTTCTGCTACGTTCTGACTTGATAGGCTTAGAACGCCATTAGAGTCGAGATTCCAACTATCTTGCGCGTTGTCTGATTCTCTTCTTATTATGGCGACATAATCATTGAAAGCCTCCCGAACCTTGTAAAATGCAAATGCTACATCTATATCTTGCCCGTATGTTTGGTCGAGTAGAAAATCAACGCTTAATGTAATGTCAACCGTGCCGAAAGCAGTTACATCTGGCGAGCCATTATCAACTCCAAGAACGTAAATGGTATATGTTCCAGCGTTCAGTCCGAGTATCTGCCAATCAAAGCTATTTGACGCTTGTTCTGCAATGAAGTACACTTCACTTGTTCCATCGTATGCGAAAAACAAATAGCTATCAGGTGTGTATCCACTTGCCGTTCCTGTTATTGTAATCGTATCGCCTAAACTTGGCGAACTATCGCTCGCGGTTACTTCAATTGAACCACCTCCAGCAGGACAACTTGGAACAATCCATGCAGAACCATTCCAACTTCCAACGGCTAATCCGTCTTGAGTTACATCAATATTCAACGAATCCTCCGCCATTACATCTGCAACAGGTGAACCGTTGATACTTATATCGCTATCATCAATTCGCCAATATTGACCTTGTTTAGATCCGACCAGCGTAGAACCGCTCGACTGCCTCACCTGAATGTTCTCCGTGTCTCCCGATGGAATGTCGGTCATGTCAACACCATTCAATTGAACCGTAGCGTCTGCGCATGGGTTTGATGTAACCTCCCAACTATCCCCATCCCATGAACCACTTGGAACACCGTCAAGGTTAACAGGAATGTCAACAGTTCCACCGCTTGCAGGTGTTGCTACTTCGATACCATTCAATTGCACGGTTGCATCAGCGCAAGAGCAAAGAAAATCAGATACGCAAGTTTGTTGTGCTAGCGTTAATCTACCAACAGTTACAGCCGTATTACCACACCAATCGAACGCTCTGATAATATCACTTTCAACGTCATCACATTCAGTAGGTAGGCAACTGTGCTTTGAAATGATTACAACGTCAACATCAATCGACCCGAAAACCGTTTCGTATTTTGGCTCAAATGTGCCCGTACCGCCTGTTTCGTCCTCCCAAACATCTTTGGCATCTGAATTAGCCGTTACTACATTGATACGAACGCTTTCAGCTTGCAACGTTGTTTTGATAACATCATCATCAATTGCAAACTGTTTAACCATCGTTTGACGTATTCGGTCAAATGAATAAGCGTCATCCTCTGTTAGCTTAGTTCTTGGAACAGCAAAAACTAACTTTAAAGGTACGGTTGTTTCAATGTTGTTTCTTGCACCCGCCTTGTATTTTCGCTCTTCCGTTCTATCAGTGCTTGGTTCATCTCGTAACCTCCAATAAGAAACACCGTTGAACTCATCGAAATTTATAACGTCATAATCACCATTTGAAATGTATTCAACAGGTTGCCTTGTACCCTCTGAATCTTCCTTTAACTCAACCAAACAACGGGTTAAATCAAAGTAGTTAAGTAGGTCTAATTTTAGGTTTAGATATGTAATAAGACTTTTAAGCATTGTCTTTAAATCTGTTTGGTACTGCGCTTTCAGCAACGGGTAAAATAGAGTGTTGGCAATTGTAACCGCCTGCCGTTACGAAGATTGTTTTGCTATCAGTACCCGCCATTTTACCTTCCCAATCAGTAGCCGCCCAACTTTGAACCTCCGCTTTTGAGAAGTATTTACCGTTACGAGCTTTGCAGAATGGTCTAGTTGTGTCCATTGTTCCGCCAACGTATCTGAACCACTTCGCATCCAATTGCTCTGAAACAGCGTTAGTAACAGCCCTATCGCTTAACGCAAATGTGTCCGATACTATTTGCCGTGTGGCGCGTTCTAAACGTCCTACGGTGTCCGCATCTCCTTCTATTAGCAATCTGAACACATCAATTACATCTTTTCGACTTGCGCCCAAAGTTACCGCGTTACTCAATGCTTGACGAACAGGATTGCTTAAGTATTGGTCTGTTGAATTCAACAGGTCTATTACCGCCTCGCGTTTCTTTTGCGCCAATATCTCGTTTGCAATCGCTGGAACTTCAAAATCTGTAAACGCCTCATCAAAGTATTTGTAAGTAATCGCAGCTTGGTCATCAAATTCGCCTAGCAACTCACCAACAACCGTTTCAAATTCGCCCGTTGTAAGTAGGTCTTTCGCTTGTTCTACTATCTGTTCTATTCGTAAAAGGTTCGCTTGATTGACAACAATATTACCGCCCGTGTAGTCAAGTTCATCTAATAGCGCGACTATCCCTGAAAACTTAGCGCGTTGAATTGCAACCATCCTATCTGCAAAAGCATCAGGAATGTTTTCAAGCCTTTCGACCTTTAGGTTTATGATTCGCTCAATTTCCGACATTTAATAACCTTTCTGCTCTTGCTTGGTTAGTGTTAATGCCCGAAGGTGTTTTCTCTTTTGCCTTCGCTTCCAATCGTTCAACTTGCGCCTGTAATTCAAGGTCAAGGAAACCAGCATCTTCATCAATCAAATCATTGACAAAGTTGAAGGCTGAATCATGCAGAACAATCTCCCAATTATTAACCGCCCCTTGTGCTTTTCTTTGGATTATTTCATCGTTATTCAAAGTCAATAGCCTATCTGCCGCCATTATCAACTCGCTAACCCTTGCAGTATCGCTTTCGGTGTAGAAACGATGCGAGATGTACTGATACATCAATGAGTTAATAATGTGTGTAGGTGCGCCTGCTTCTCTTGCAACTCTAATGTCATCCAAAATGTCGGCATCCGTTCTAAAGTCGAATGAAGTAGGATAATTCAGAACAGCACCCTCAAAGTTTTCACCCTCACGAACTTTGCCAATAACATCTAAAAGGAATTGAAAAACGTCAAACGTTTGGTCTGAATCAGGCTGAACAAAAGCATACATTGCTTTCAGGTCAATCATCTTACCAGTTGCCGTTTCATCTGAACCCGTTGCTTTGTCGTTCGTTGTGTAAACGTGCAACATCTGCCTAGCATCGTTCTTGTATTCCTGTGAGGTCTTTTTAGTAAACTCTAAAGTGTGTGTCTTAGGGCTAATGAATCCAATAGGCGTTGGAAAAGAAGTATCGCCTTTGTCTTGTCCTTTTTCGCTCTTAAGCAAATAGGTTTTCATTGGCGAAGTTCTAACCTTCATTCCTGTACCTGAACAGCTTGGACAGTCTACAAAACCTAATTCTGAAGCTATCTTACCATCAACACATGCGCCTCTTTCATCATGAAAATCACACTCATCTCCGACCATCCATCTAAACGGAAAGCAAACATTCGCTATTGAAACGTTCAAATAGTTGTCATACAATAACGACCAATCCAACAAGTCAACCGCGTAGTAAAAGCGCGAAGTGTAGTAGATGCTATTATCCGAAAGTATCGAAGGTACACCACCTAATTTAATGCATGGAAACATTCCAAGTTCGTGACGGAATACTATCGAAAAATTAAAGCTATGGTCAATGAATTTACCTACCTGTTCAATCTTCCAAATGTTCGTGTCACCGTATAAGTAGAACACCCTTCCGACCTTATAAGGCTTTCCATTATACTCTACAACAGTCTTTTCGTGGCTTTCAAACATTGCAGCCTCGTTCCATTCCCAATGCACGACCTGACCGCATTTGAAGTATTTGGGCTGTGGTTCTAATCGTTTGTTATCGGCAACGACCATTTCACCATCAACCTCAATCAGAGTTGGTTCTTTGATGTAGAACGTCATTACTCCGTTAGGGTCGTTTGCTCGAATACTTGGAACAATGTTCTTAACATAGTTTTCTATGCTTCCAAATACATCAATACCGCTATTAACGTACTGATTGTAATCGTCTGCCTCTGCGCTTCCGTTAGGATATTGGATTGACCAGTTGTTATCTTGAAGTCCTCTCGTTGTTATCGAAAGGTAATCCATGAAAACAGGATGCGTAGTGTTTTTGTAGTTGTTTTTAACGTACTCGCTTTCCTCTTCGTTCTGATTCGGGGCGCGTTGTTCAAATAGCTTTTCGGGGTACTTGTCAACTTCTGAGTGCGTAGAAATACGTTCCGACTGCATGACCGCCTTTCGGTAACCATCGTAATAATGCGGAATGTCTTTCGAGTCTTTGGTTTCCCAATACTTCCAACTCCAATTACCTTCACGAGATACCGTATAAAGGTCTTTTGAAGCTTCTAAAACACCGCTAAGAATAGCCTGTATTTCTTCTGCGCTTTTCATTACTTGTACTTCTTTTTACCGCCTTTCTTTTTACCGCAATTACATCCCATGACTATGATTCTAAAATTCGTATTGCTTCTGCGTTATACACTTTGTAAAACTTGTTAACCTCACCTTTGGTAAAATCAAAAACATCTCCGTATTTAGCCTCTATTCCTTCCAGCTTCTTAACGTTGTCAATGCGTTCAATGTACTTATCCTTATTGACCTTTATAGGTTTTGCGTTTCTTGGAATAGTATTACTTGACGCGCTGATGTTAACATTTGCAAACTCACTTTGCAGGTTGTTTGTCATCCGTAAGTTAACCCTATCATCCCTAAAGCCTTGTTGCTTTTTTAAAGTCTTGTAGTTTTTGTAATAACTTGTTTTGGTAGGCTTTCCAGTCTTACCTCTGTTCGTTCCTTTTCGCCTTAGTTGGTTATCAGACACCCATAGTTCGCGCGTTGTGTCGTATGTTCCAATACGTGCCGAGTTTGAATTTAAACCAACGTAAAAGATTCTATTGATTCTATCAGCGTGAACACTTGCAGCCGCCAACTTTAAAGGCACGTTGTCCTTCGCAAGTAGTTTGACCTTCTCACGAATCTTATTAGCGAATTGTGCCTCTGTCAGTTGAGCCATACGTAGAACATCTTAAAACTACCATCTTCATAAAAGATAGTGATAACCTCTTGGTTGCCAACTTTTATGGTAGCGTTGTTACTGATTTTGAGCGTGGTTTACAAGTGAAACAAATACCGTCCATAGGCGTTCTAATATTCTTCAATATCAATTCCATCTGTTTAGTATAGTCGGAATGGTACAAGCCGATGCGCTCTTTCATCTCATCCTTTCTAATTGCAGTCTTGGAGTTGAATCTATCAGAATTGAAGTAAGCATACTCTAAAATAGCCTGAGCCGTTCGATACATGATAGGCATTGCTAACAGGTTACGACTTGCACACAACCAGCTTTCTTGGTCGCAAATCAGACTAAAGTTTATGCTAAGTCCTGCCGTGTCCGTATGACCGTCTATATTCGCCAAAATTGGAGTTGCGCCCGTATCGTATTTGATTGACCTCCCTGTTATCCAATCGTTCAAGTTATACAACCCACCGTTGCAAGTTGTGCAACCTTCACCAATTAATGAAGTAAGATAATTAGAAATAGACGTGCAATCGTAAACGAACGCAATTCTACGCTTGCGCTTTTCAGCGTTGTAAGTCTTATCTACGTAAGTTGTTACAACTTGTCCAGCAACCGAAGTTACCGCTATCGTGTCAAGTGTTTCGCCCGTCATGGTGTCAATTACCAAAACATTCAAAGCACCCGTATAATTCAAATAAGTATCAATCGAAGAAACGTATAAGCTAAGGTAGCTTTCTTGGTTGCATACTCTTAGTTCAACGCCTCTGAATTGTGCTGCTGCCGATTTTTCTGTTTGCGTTTCTGCAATGAATCCAGCACGTTTGTTTTCTAAAATGGTTCTCGGAATGTAGTTATGTTGGAACATTCCGATAAGTTCCTTTTTTATAAGCCTAACCGCAAAGTCAATCTTATCTTCAATCAGTTCACTAGCCGTTCCGTAATCTTCACCCGTGTATTTTTCAACCTCACGAATAGGAATAAGTTCATCCAATAGCAGACCGCTAACACTTGTGCAACCGCCTTTGTAAGATATGATATTATCGAAACAGCTCATTGAGTTAAATAAAGGGGGTTAGCCGAAACCAACCCCCGTTACAATTTACGAATTAACTACGTTGATTTCAGCGAAACCTTTCACACCATCCAAGTGGTCACCTGTCTGATACATATCATCAGGTAGTGCTACCAACTTAGTTGTGGCTGTTACGGTTACTTGAATCACACCGCAATCATGCTTAATGACCAAATCGTAAGGAATACCCAAAGCACCCATAATTTGACCGTAAGACTGATTGGCGTCTTGAGCCTCGAAAAGACCTGACCAACGGTTGTAGTAAAGCACTTGCAATGCTCCGTTAGCTACCGCCCAAGCAGTCGCGTTGTTGCCTTGCGTAGATGCTACTGCTCTATCGTAAATAGAGGCAATACCGTAATCAGCTTGGATTCCTGCAATGTCCAATCCGTAGTCTGTGCAACATCCGTTACGAATAAGCTCTAAGTAGTTGTGTAGTTGGAAACCACCAACCAACGTAGAGTTACCGAAACTTGACGCGCTCAATGCAGATTGAATGCCCTGAAGCGTTGACGGAAATGGTTCGTAAGTGCTTGAAGGAACAAGCGTCTGAACTTCCAAAATATCACCATTCAAAGTCACGAAAGGAACACCTGAAACATCAGTTGACCATCCGCCCAATAGAGCGTTAGCCTGTGAAGCGTTCTTATCGTTAACAGCTACGTCAGTAGCCGCTACCATCTTACCAACTTGATCCATAAACCACATCTCGTTATCTTCACAAGATGATTTCAACTTCTCAACATCAAACTTTTGTTCAAACCCTACGTTTTGAGTAGTGTCGATTTCGTAAGATGCAGAAGTATCACCACGCTCGGATGTTGCAGTACAATAGTCTGAGCTGTTGGTAAATTTCTCACTTTGAAGGATTCGTGGTTGATACGTTAAATCAACTGTTCTGATTTTGGAACGTCCCGGTGCAACACGTTGAGCAAGCTCATTACGGTTGAGTGGAGACATCAAAAATTCAGAGAATGGAATTTTGTCCTGAAAAAAGCGTGCGTTTTCATTTTCAAACACGCTATCTAATCTCTCTTGTATGTTAGGACAAGCTACAAGAGTTGAAGGAGTGTAACTCATTTTATTAGGTTTACTTGATACTTGGACGTATGCAGGCTGTCCTTTTAGCCTCGTAAACCTTTTATAATGGGTAAGGTCACCCCACGAATAACCGCTTTTACAAAGGTAAGAATAATTTAGTTTAAATCTGTTTGCGCTATGTGAATGAAAATTTTTTTATATTTGCATCAGATAATTCAATCATTGTGGAGGCAGTGATTACAAGGATACCATAAGAACCCCTGATATAGCCTCCACTATTGACGGGGTTTTTTTTGGGTATTGTTCTAAGCCAAACAAAATAAAAACAGTAGGGTCCATTAAACGATTAGGTCAACTCAATACCAAGTTAATGAGTGTACCCGCTGTTAAATGATAGAAACGCGCCTTCTCAGACTTGCTACGCGCTATCAGCCAAAACTAATTCCTATGAACTCAACGGAAGCAGAATGTGTTCAGGTAAGTCTAACTCTCTTTAGGGGGTAGGGGGTTAGACTTGCTTGTGCTGACCTTCACAAACCTTGAATCTAACAAAAGCAGAATTAACTATATTAGTAAATAAATAAACAGTAAACATGAAATTGATATTCCTAGATATAGACGGAGTTCTTAACAGTCAATTGTTTTGGCATGAAAAACGTCAAGCCGATAGATGGAAGGAACTTCCTGAAAATGCTCCAGATGGGGCGCATGATATTGACCCCGAAAAGATAGGATTACTAAATAACCTGATTGATGCTACTGGCGCAAAAGTTGTCATATCATCCTCATGGCGAAGTGGTCGGTCGATTGATGATTTGAAAGAATTGTTTGACTGGTTTGGTTTCAAAGGTGAGATAATTGGCAAGACACCTTACTTGTGGTTCAATCACGACCAAGGAGAAGAATGGCGTAACACATCTGTTCCGCGCGGTTGCGAAATCAAAGCATGGCTTGAAAACAACAAAGGAATACTTGGGGAGAAGATGTCAAAACTTCAATATGTGATATTCGATGATGGTTGCGACATGCTTTGGTGGCAAAGAAATAATTTCATTTGGGTTGACCCTTACGCTGGATTAACGCCACACCTGATATACAAGGCACAGCGGCTATTATTGTAGCAACGGAAACAGCTATGCAAAGAAGCACTAAGATGAACTTTCAATTTACCGCCAACCTGTCCGCTTTTTTGTATAGCTGGTGTTGTGTGTGTGCGGTCGCTTTGTGCGTAGGCAAGTAAAATAAAAAGAAGGGTGGAAAAATTAGTAGTATCATTTTCTGGAGGAGAAACATCGGCTTATATGTGCAATTGGCTATTGCTCAATAAATCACATGAATACGATATGAAATTCATCTTTGCCAATACTGGCGAAGAAGCGGAAGAAACACTTGAATTTGTTGACCAATGCGATAAGTATTTTGGACTTAATGTAACGTGGGTGGAATTTGATGTGGTGAACGAAAAACCATCTTTTAAGCAAGTGAATTTTCAAACTGCTTACAGAAGCGATAATCCGATTGAAGTTGCAAATGGTTGGCAAAACCACCCTTTTAGAAAGATGATTGAACGCCAAGGAATACCCAACATGGAAAACATGATTTGCACAAGGGAATTGAAGGAATACCCCATGAACAGATATATGAGTTCAATCGGTTGGAAGCCGAAAGATATTACCTACGCAATTGGTATTCGTGCAGATGAAATTGATAGAGCTGGAAAACATTACTATCCGCTAATTCATGCCGACATAAGCAAACCTTTAATTAACGCATTTTGGTCTAAGATGCCTTTTCGATTAGGAATTAAAACCTATGAGGGAAACTGCAAAACCTGTTGGAAGAAATCATTTAGAAAACTGGCAACTATTAGCGTTGAAACTCCTGATTGGTTTCAAGTATTTAAGCGCATGGAAAGTGAATTTTCAGAGTTTACACCAGCTGGAAGAAAAGACCACAAAACCTATAAAGCACCGCATCACTTTTTTAGAGAGCATAAGACCGTGAATGATGTGTTTGACATTGGAAAAGAAGAAAATTTTGAACGTGCAATTGATGAACGCCACCTTACGAATTATCAAGTTTCAATTTTACATGATGGAACTGAACTTGACGTAACTAATGGATGTGAAGAAAGCTGTGAGGTTTTTTCATAATGGCTGCCTTAGCAGCCAAAGTGCGGTGGGTTTTATTTTATTACACACAACGGTAGGATAAAAAATAGCGCAGCGACCGTAGGTATTTTTTAGGTGATGTTGGCTACAGTAATTTGACATAAGATGAAACTGATTTTTTTAGACATAGACGGGGTTCTGAACCACCAACTATTTTATCAACGGCAATGCGATAAAAGAAAGGAGTTAACCACAGACGCGCCAAATGGAGCGCATGATATTGACCCTGAAAAGGTTGGATTGTTAAACAATTTAATTGATGCAACAGGCGCAAAAGTGGTTATATCTTCATCATGGCGAAACGGTAGAACGGTTGAAGATTTAACTGAACTGTTTGATTGGTTCGGCTTTAAAGGTGAAATAATTGGAAAAACGCCTTACTTATGGTTTGGTCATAATCAGGGCGAAGATTGGCGAAACACCTCAGTTCCTCGTGGTTGTGAAATCAAAGCATGGATTGAAAACAACAAAGGAATACTTAACGAAAAAGTGTCAAACCTTCAATACGTAATATTTGATGATGATAGTGATGTGCTATGGTGGCAGCGCGAAAACTTTATTTGGGTTGACCCTTACGCTGGTTTAACGCCTAATCTCATTTACAAAGCAAAAAGGTTGCTTAAATAAAAAAAGCCCCCACGCATCAAGGGGGCATAACCAAAACAACGAAACCATGAAAACGATGCGTTAATACTGTTTTCATTAAAAACCTTTATTAAAAGTTTTTTTATAAGTCAAATTTGTCGTTGCGTTTAGCAACTAGTTGGGGGTAATGCTAAAATTCTGCACTTTCATCAGACTGCCTTAGCAACCTCGCAAATACTTCTACAAATTTTTCTTGTTTAGATAGTTCATGCTCTCCCATAGCATCTAAAATAATATGTACTTTTTCATGGTAGAATGTGTCTATCGTACTACATTCAGATACTTTTTCGCCTTTGTATTCAGTGCAAATATTTATCTGGTTATCAGTAAAACTACAATCACCAAGCACTCCTTCGTTACTTAATCTCGCATTTTCAAAGCCTACATTTATTGTAGACGCAAAGACTTTGAATTTTTTCGGTATTTTCATTCTAATTAAATTTATCGTTAATAATCCGCACTACACACAACACACGCTATGGTGCATACCCTACGGGATACGCACCATAGCTACATCGTTGTGTGCCATTAAGTATGAAAGTCACCCCAAGATAAATCTTCATACTTTTCAGCATCTATCTCTTCTGTTCGTTTTTGAATAGCATCCTTTACTTCTTTTTCAAAGTTGGTTCTATCAGTATTCATCATTGCCCACCACAAGTAGGTCGCATCATATTCAAAAACTTGCTTTACTGTTTGTCCTTTAAATTTACCAAAGTCTATTTTATCATTCCAATTTTGAATCATAGTTCTAAAATTAACGGCACACAACAATGTATATAGTTAATGCGCCAAGTTAGGTCGGTGCTTTTGTTCTATCTCGCCATTATCCCGCCAAATTGGCGAGTAAGGAAGTTTTGTGGTAGGCGCACTAACCATATACCTACCGTAATTATAAGTCAAACTTAACGTTTTGTTTTGAAACTACAAAATAAAAAACCCCAACACTATATTCGATTCAAGTGGAACTTGAGGTCTAAGTGTCAGGGTTTAGAAACGATTGGTAAGTGCGCCCGACAGGGAACTCCCTATCCGTTATAAGCGTACCAATCACATACTTTGGCGAGCTTCCTATTAAATGTAAATATACAAAAAAGGGGCAAGCTAAAAGCCAACCCCTTCAAAACAACAGAAAAAAAGAAACAAACTACTACTTATGACGTACTACTCTACGACCCGTTGTCCGTGTACCTTCGGGAGTAAAGTTCTTTGGTGCTTCTTGACGCGGTGGTGTAACCTTTGACGCATCGGTTACTTTCAGAATCTTGTTCTTTTCAGCTTCCATTCGGATAGCCGTTACAGGGTCTAAGAACTCACCTGCTTTATTCGGGTCTGGAATACGATGTCCGTCTTTCAAAATAACTGGCTTGTCATCTTCTAGGTCAATCGTGTAATTCTGATTGATGTAAGACTGGAATCCTGTTCGCTCTAGGTCGCTGGCAGTTTCGCTAATAAATGAATTAGCCTTTGACCAAACGTCCTTAACAACCTCGTTCTTTTTGAAGTTTTTTTGGAACGTTACAAACTCCTGTTCTTTTTCTTGCAACGTGCTTTTGGTGTTGTTCAACAAGTTAACCGTGTCCTCATACTTTGTATTCAGTTGGTTAAACTTCTGTTCCCACTCTTGCACCTGTTCTGACGGCTTTTTAGACCCTTCTTTTAGCTTTTCAATCTGTGAGGTATAGAACTCATCCTTTTTAGTTGGAATAACCCTTAGAAGGTCTGCAACAGGTAGCTTGCTTTCCTCTTCGCTTAATTCGATTCCGCTTTCCTTTGCTACACGTTTAATTTCAGTAGCGTATTCACGAGTCTGTTTACCCATTACCGCCTTTGCAACATCTTCATCTTCTGCTGCTCTATCCTTGCGAATGAATGAAGAACTGAATTTGTTTTTAAACGTGTCTAGGTTGTCATCTTCACCTAGTTCAATTCCTAAGTAACCTGCAATGTCTTTAATTTCCATTTTGTTCGATTAATTCAATAAAGTATTCTATTTTTCTTTTACGTCCATCGTATTCGATTTCGCGTTCATCACAGATTGATTTAAGCTGTTCAACGCTTAGTTCTGAAAGTTCGGTTGGTTCGTTTAGAATTTCTTCCAATACCGTTTCTTCAGCGTCCTCTAATTCATCTTCAACAGGCTCGGCAAAGATTGTCCGAAGGTACGGGTAACGCATTATTAACTGAGGTTTAATAGGTTGCCCCATAAACGTTTCCCCATTGACCTTGTTCTTAATCGAAGTGTCTGTAATGATGAACTCGTTTGCTTCCATTGCAAAAATTGCCGATTCACTCAATAGCCAAGATATTAGGACTTTTCTTCTTCGCCCCGTACTTGAAAATACGATTTCTACTTTGTCTGTTAGTGCCATTTTATCCTATCATTTTGTCACGCATAACAAATGCGTTCTTGTACTTGTGATTCATTCCTTTTGGTTTAAATATTTCTTTGAGTAAGTACCTATCGTAAAACTCTTTGAAGTCAACCTTGACCATCGTTGCACCCCTACCATTTCCAAACATTGACAAGATGTAATACTTCTCTTTGACCTCTTGCAAAGGCTTGTGCTTATTCGGAAAAAAGATAGGTTCGTAAGCAAATGAAGGGTTTATTTGTTTACGGGCTATTGCACCGCCTAAAACAAGCTCGTCAGGCAATGACTTACCCCATTTGATAAGTAGCTTAGTTTTGTCAGTGAAAGTCTCTAAATTGAGCTTACAAGCATCTTTAAATAGTGCCGTGTTTTCCTTTGTCCTTTTAGCATAGTGCCAAGAAGATTGAATAGCCCGCCAAACATCAGAATCATTCAATCCGAACTCCTCCCAAATGTCAGCATTAGAAGCCCAAACAGAATAGTTAATAGTGTCGTCAATACCACCTGAACCCCTGACATCTGTTAGAAAGTCCTTATCGCTTGCTTGACAATCTTCGTACCATTGGCGCAATGACTTTAACGCAATTGCATCAACGTCTAAGAATAGGTATTCTCTGAAATACTTTGTGGCAATCTTGTAAACGTTCAACTTAACGTTGCCAGCATCAAACATACCTTTCGGGTGCGTTGTGGCTTCATCAACTTCATGCAGCTTGTCAAAAACCTTTATTTCATCAGGTGTAAGATTCCTTTTGCCTAAGTTCCTATCGTGTATCAATAGAATCTTAGCATCAGGGTCGTAATGCTTAATTGTAAAGGCTAGGTTATAAGCTGCAAAGTAATAACCGTGTTTGCCGAAGGCTGCTAAAACAACATTCATTGCGTCAAATATACGCAAAAACTAATTACTTAGTTACGAAACTAAAGATTTAGTTAAATGTGTTTATAATAAACCAAAAAAGTTTAAGTATTAACAATATCACTATAAAAAAAATAATGTTGTTGCTTACGGTTAATTTAAGAAACACATTCTCTAAAATGGATTTTGATTTAATCCACTTTTCAAACCCATTGTAAATTTTTTTCATTTGTAGTTTATGATTTTTGATTTATCAACTGTTGTTGTGTTTACATTGCTCTACCAGTTCGGTGTATTTTTAAACAACTCACTCAAAGTTGTGTAATTATCGTTTTTATCTTTTATCTTTTGTGCCGCAAATAACACGGCAGAAGGCTTTAGTCTTTTGGTATATTTCTTTTGAATGTCTAAAATGCCTTTTTTAAATCCAGCATCTTGAAACTCTTCGATTTCAGATTTTAGCATTCCTATTTCAACATTCTTCTTTTTCAATTCTTCTTTAACTAAACGCAATTCACGTTCTGTAAATAGAAGTTTCTCGAAATCAGTTAGTCTTTTGTATTTAAATATTTGCTCTGACATTTTACCAATTTAGAGCATCGTCAATTTTGCGGTGAGAATGACCAATAGTACTGAACTTCCCGATGTGTTTCATCAGACTTGGATTGTGAACAAATTGCAAGTAACCCATTCTGTGAATCACTTCGGGTATTGCATGGTCAATTTGCTGATTCTTTTCGTAGCTATCCCTATGTTCAATGATGTAAGGGTGTTTGAGTATCTGCTCCAATACTTCGCGCCTATAAAGATAACCACCGCCCCAAGATGTAGCCCAGCCGCCTTTTATCTCGTGCCATCCTTTACGACCTGTAATTTGCCTTTGAATACCCAATATACCTCTAGGCGTGAAACACGCTAAATAGCCGATGTACGGGTTTTTACGGAACTGTTGGTGTGCTATTGATAACCACCCATCTTTGAAGATAATGTCATCAGGAAACGAACCTATTATTTCAGCGTCCGTTTTTAGCAAATCTTCAAGCGTTCTGTAATAGTGTTTGAAACACCCTACGTTATCTCCAAGCATACGAACTTCAAAGTCTGTTCTATGCGAAAACTCAAGACCATCAGGGTAAACAATACAGTCTTTATGACCGATTGAATGTTGCATCTGGTGGAATGTTTCGACCTTGCGGGGAAACCAACGTATGCCTATTTTAGTTTTCATTCTGTTGTGATAAAAAAACAACTAAATCCCTTCCAAAATAAAAAGAACATGCAAAAATTAATCCTCTCATAAATCCATCAATGCCAAAATTTTGGCATGCAAAAAAAGTAAGTATTGCAAATAAAACAGCTACTATGTATTTCATAACCCAAAGTAAAACAAAAAACCCCGAACCAACAAAGGAACGGGGCTTCTTTTTCTTTTGCTACCTATTAGCTGAATACACCAGCAGGCTCGGCAACTACACGCGGATTTAATTTGTTCTTCCAATTTGCCGTATAAACGTAACGCAATGCTTCGGTGTCAGAACCCGTCATAGTTCCTTTAAAAGCAATGCCAGCAACGTTTGGCGTTATGTATAAACAATAATCTTCTTCGTATAGTTTGATTAGAATTGCACCTATTGACTGACCACTTGCGAAGTCAACCGAATCGTAAGCCACGTGTGAGTACTCGTTAACGTTAGCATCAGTCCACGTTACACTTCTCTCGTAAGTGCTAACTCGTGTCTGACCACCTGCAACGTAACTCGCACCCTCTACCGCAGAACCTTCGGGCAATTCAACCATTATTTCCTTAAAAAGGACAGCCGTTCCAGCCGTAATGAGGTTATTGACCTCTGTACCGTCCGTTGGATCTGTTGGCACGTTTCCACATTGGAAAACAACTACCTCAGCACCTGAACCGTTCAAAAGGTCTCCACAATCATTACGTACCTGTGGGTCTAATGGGTCGCAATTATAGCTTGAACAATTAGCCATGATTGAGTAATTTAGATATTATCTACTCAACTATGCAGGCTTTGAGTAATTAGCCTCGTTTTGCGGTTGCTACAAAGTTACGAAAAAGAAGTTAGTTTTTAGGTTTTGCAGGATTGCCGTAAACAGTAGTGTTATTTTCAACGTCCTTAACTACTGCTGAACCCAAACCAATCAAAGCGTTAGAACCTACTTTGATACGGTTACGAACGGTGCAACCAAGTTTGATTTTAACACCGCTTTCAATAACGCAATGACCGCCAATAATAACGCCTGTGCAGATTTCGCAGTCATTCATAATCTTAGCATCATGCCCAATGTGAGAATGAGCCATGATAATGTTATTGTCTCCAATGTACGTAGTTTTGAAATCGAAAGGACGTTGAATAGTTACGTGTTCTGAAATAACGTTGTTGTTGCCTATTGTAACGTTTCCTTTGAAGTCGCGTTGATTCTTATTTCTAATCTCACCGTTTGAGCCTATTACCGTATAAGCACCAATCCAGTTACCCTTTCCTAGTTTTACGTTAGGGTAAATAATAGCCGTTGGATGGATGTGGTTACCATCTATCTCAATCCAATCTGTGTGGTATAGGTTCATCATGTAAGATTAAATAGTTTCCTTTGAATACGTCAATCGGTTTGTTATGGTACACCCACCACGCTAATAGTTCAGATTGATTTTCGGCTATAAGATTGTTTTCTTTTGCTACTTCTCGCCAATTATCAACCGTTCCGAATAAGCAAACAGAAACACCTCTATATTCCGCACAATCTTCTATCTCTTTTAAGGCAAAACTCATCTTCTAAAATTTGCCCGTCAATATACGAACTATTCCCCCACAATGAGAATGGTGTTAGGTTTGTTTCCGATTTGATGTCAACCGCTAATAAGCCCTTATCCTTTAGCTTAAATACGTATTTAGGTAAATCGGACGTTGCTAACCTTTGCTGCATTGAACTGTCTAAATAGCGTTCACCCTCCCAAACTTTGCCGTTCCAAGATTCAACTAATTTGCGACTAAGTACACGACCAGCACCGCAAGTATTCCCGAAGCGTTTTCTATCTCTGTAACCACCCCAATAACTTGCTTTGCCTGTTTTAAGTTCGTAAAAGTAGAAATCGAGTACACCGATAAAATGATACCCTGAACGAATCAGCCTGATATACTCATCAACTAAATCTTTAGTTAATAGGTCGTCACTACCAACGCATATAAAGTGCGTGTAACCGCGTTTCAGCCCTTCGGTAATGGTAGCGTTCATCTTATCGGCTAAAGGTTGATTAGGACGCTCTAAATAGATGAAACCGAATGATTCTGCAAGCTGTTTAGACTTGTTGCCCTTGCTACCTGCAACGATTACGTCAATGCCTAACTCTTTGTAATGTTGCCCGAATATCTTGAACACTTCGGGTCTTTTCCACATACCCGTTACTATACATGGTTTTATTTTGCCGTTGTATTCAATCGGTTCTTGTTCGGTTGCGCTGACCAAACAACCGCGTTGAACCATCTTGAACAAGTGCGATTCAGTAAGGTTAGCAGGGTCAACTAATGAACCTGCTTTAACTGTATTCCCGTACTTGTCGTGAATGGTACTTAACGCTTTATACATCAATAACTTGATAAAGCACGTGAATTTCAATGTCGGCATCACCGCCTGTTGGGTCACCACTCGGAACAAAAACTTCTAAAGCTGCGTTTGCAATTATTTGCGTGTCTGTTGCCGCAAATGTAGTATCAGCAGTCATAAGCCTTGTTGACGTTACGCTTGCGTTTAAAGCAGTATTACTTACAAATTGAGCTTCCGCAGCTCCGTTACATTGCAACGCTAAAGCTACGTTTGTAGCATAAGCAGCCGAAGGGTTATCTATTTTAACGCTTGCGCTTATCACTTTTATACCTTTGCCAGCACCCAAAGCCGAAACAACTGTTTGAGGCGTTGAATGAAGTGCCAACACTTGCGCACTTGTAACTGTTAATGTAGCTGGTCTTATGTCTCCCAAATAAAGTTCCCTCATTTTTTCAAGTGTCGCTTGTTTAATCGTGCCTTGCGGATTTGCTATCAAAAACGTAGTTGCATCTGCGTAATCATCTACCGATGCCGCTGGGTATTGGGTAAATCTTTGTCTTGGTAATGTCATTTTTTTGTTTTTATCCTGTTAAACTTGTATCTTCTGAATCCACGATTACTGTGCCGTTATTGTCTGTTATAGAAGTGCCTTCGGGTACACATCCGACCGAAGCACTTGACAATCTTCTGTTTTCAATTAGTTGAATTTTTTCGCTGACTATAAGTGTTACACCGCCAACATCATCGTTATCAGCCCAACTTATTGACGGGTATTCATCCTCTTCGACAACATACTCCGTGTCATCAATGTAAAAGTGGTCAGCCATGCCCCACAGATGCGCGAAGTCGTGCATAAATTCTAAACCGTCAAAACCTAACTCACGCGCCTTTCTTGACCTTCCGTAGTACGTGTATTTGCGACCTACTGAGTTTTCATACGCTAGACGCTCCATCGGATAACTAGAACGGTTTAAACTTGCTGGTATGCGCATTAACGGGCGAAATCCCGTGTTTTCAAAACCGAACCCGAAAGCGTCCGAATCGTTACACATTGCCAATGCTAATGTCGTGCAATTGAAAGACTCCGATACTTTTATTGTGTTACTAATGTAAGTTGGCTCAGGGTCAACCGCTACAATTGAAAAATCAGTTACCGAAAAAGATGAAGCACCTGATGCTGTTGCGCTTAAAACTAAGTCATCCCCAGCCGCGTCAATAGTGTCCGTGTAAGTGCCGTCAATTCCCCTTACTGTACCACCATTTAACCCTAGAAAAACCTTGAACTGTTCGCCAACAGACATGCCTGAAAGCGTGTAAGTTACCTCATACCTTTGGTTTGTACAGACCACATGGTATAACTGAGCCAAAGCATCAACAGAACTACTGAAATCAGCAGAACCCGAATCAATAGTCCAGCCCGATTCCAAATCCCAAACAAATGTTGAGGCTTTAAAATCCAATGCGTTTATTCCGCGTTTAGCACAATCGCAGGGGTCAATTACCTCTAATGTGTAGCACCCATCGGGTATAGAAAGAGCCTCCCAATCTATTGAGCAAGTAAAGTAACCTTCTGAAATGTCAAAGTAACCGTCAGCCTTTTCAAGTGAATCAACAACAACGCCTGATTCGTCAACTATGTTGACTAGAAAGTCATCATTTACAGATATTAACTGTACGTTTGTTAATGTAGCAACAGAGGACGCATCACCAAAGAAAAGAACCAAGTTTGTGCCCGCAACCGCTTCTATCCAAAACTCATACGAACCACTTTCAGTAATTGTTACCGCGGTGCTTGACCACCCCGCCTGAATTTCACCCTGTCCTATTACAATGTCAAAAGTTAATCGTGCCAAAGTTCCCTGAGACGCTGGAGCTTCTTGATAAAACGACCCACTCAGCCCTTGAACCTTTCTAGCCTCACCATCTTGAATAAACCAATAGTTTGAATTTCGTTCCCAAAAACTACCTACCATCCCTGAGGTTAATAGAAAGTTGCCGTTCTGTATCAAATTGAAATCAGAACCGCAAGGGTTTAACTTCATTTGAAACTGCGTAATGTCCCCGTGTTCAGCTAGAACTTTTATTCCTGAATCTTCTAACCAGCAGTTTTCATCTTGGTCAAATACTATCGGTTGATTTGGTATCGTGTTAGCCATTTTGTCCTAGTAATGTTAATTCTGCATTACCTGTTTTTAGGTTTCTGCTAATGTCCTTTAGCCAACCCAAGGTTGAGCCGCCATTATAATTAAGTCCCATTGCTTGATAAGGCGCTGATTTAATTGTTTTCCAATCGTCAATAGGTATTGGGTAAGTGGTCTGATTTTCTATGTTGTAAACGCTTGCAGCATCATAGGTTTGCCAAACACCACCTAAAGGGTCGTAAACCTTAAATGTAGACCCAGATTCATATTCATAAAGACCATTGTTTAAACTAAAACCAACGTATTCGCCAGCGTTTAAGTAGAAAGTTGCACCGCCCTGATACCTGTAAACTCCACCACCCTCTAAAACACCATTAATAAACACACACCCCCAACCGCCTGAAACAGAATTTGCAATCATTTTACCAAAAAAACCTATTGAGTTCAAAGTACTTCTAACGTCTATTTCAAAGGAATAAACATCGTTTGCGGGTGCTGTGTAAATACCTATTGTATGTTGGTTGTTAAATATAACACCCCCAGCCTGCGGTGTTCCTTCATTGTCTATTATGTATTGATTTGTATACCCTTGTATCGGAAACCACCTAGTAGCCACCTGATAGTTGCTGTTCACGTCATTCCAAGGTAATGGCGTTTCCTGTGTTCCTTGATAGCCTTGTAGAATAGTTACACCACTAAAGCTATTTGGCGAATTTATAAAACAACCATCGTTTCCTTCGCCTAAAAAGGCATAGATTGATTGGGGTATTTGACCTAGCCAACGTAGGGCAACGTTTTTATTTACGAACCTATCATTGTAGTAAAAATCAGTAGGTATTGCTGGCTTTTCTGTTAGCTGAACTTCGTTTGACGAATTACAGTGTATGATTAAAACATCATCATCGTAATTGTCATTACCTGAGCCGCCCATTGAACCTGATGGCAAAACATCCTGTATAATGTTTGTGTCTGTTATTATTGCGTTTAGGTCTAGTTTTAATTCTGTATCGGTGTTACATTGACCGCCTAAATGGTATTCCTCGTTGGCAAAAGAGTTAAACCTTATGTCTTGCAGGTAATCAAAATCACTTGACACTTTTGCGCTACCGAATGTCACTTTAGCAAATAATGTTTCAGTTGCTAATGCCTGTGATAGGTCGTTTACATTGTCAAAAGAAACTGATGATGTTTGCTGTTTGAAGTAGTTTTTATCTTCTATTCTTATTT